TCTTGCCGTCTGTCATGTGGGCCATTATCGCCCGGTTGCGTAGGTTGATAAACTCCTGCAATTCCGTTTCTATGAGCCGCCGCTGTTTTGCAATGGCGTACCCAAGCCGCCCTGTTTCCTGCAAGGCGGCAATGGTCACCAGAATTTCAAACGCTTTTCCGTTGGTCGTTTTCATAAGTCACCTCAGTTCAGCAGGGCCAAAAGGTCCTTTAGCTTTCCATACGTCAGGGTTTGGGTCTCGTTGTATGCGTTTTTCAGCTGTAAAGCGCCAGCATTGCCAGTTGTGCAATATAGCGAGGCTCGCAAATTGCCTTGGTTGTTGTAGACATCAACTTCTCCATACCCGTTGGCGCCACAATACATCTGCGCGCCAACATAAGCATTGCCAAGCGACGTGTTGTAATGCCAAAGACGGACCACGCCGCGCCCATCATCGGTCTCAAAAAGCCCGGCGCGGCTATTTAGCCCGGCGTAGATCGCGCCAACGTATGTGTTATATGCGCCCATTTCGGGGAGGCCGCTGATTGGATTGCGGGTCATATTAAGACGCACGTTGCCAAACGCCGTGATGCCCCCGCTATACAGATACAGCTCGCAATCCGTTGTTCCTCCATAGGTCATGCGGACACCGCTATTTGTGGCAATCAGATAGTTGGAGCTGTTCGGGGACATTATTCCGATGCCGTTGGTTGTAGCCCCACCCGTAGAGCCGGACATATAGCCGATGTAGCCGCCAACGGTGGACAGGTTCTCGTCTGTGTACACGCCCATTTTGCCGTATAGCGACAGGTTTCCGGCGGTGATAGACCCGGCGGCGATTTGTACGCCCGTGATGGACCCTGCGGCGATTTGCGTGCCCGTGATGGACCCTGCACCAATAAAGGCAGTATTAAATATCCCGTCAATCGTCCATGCGGAGGTAAAAGGCCCGGAATATCCCGTGGTAGAGAAGCCGATGCCATTTTTGTTCATCCTGATAACGTTCGTTGCCGTGGTTTTGTCGGCGGTGTCCATTATCAGGATTTCTTCGGGTTCGCCGTTGGCGTTCTGCCCGATGATGACATAGCCGCCCAGGCCGCCCGTGATAAGCTCGGTTTGATGGTCAACATACTCCATCAGCCGCTGGGTGATATCGTCCCCGGTGACTTCGGCCTCCACTCTGCTGATATCGCTGTCGATATCCGTGACGATGGAGGCGAGCGTGGTTTTCGGCTCCCCTACCTCAATGCTCTCATACCTATCCCGGAGAACGTCATAGATGGTCTTGATGACTTCGGCCTTGTAGGATACGCCCAAAGCGTCATATTGAACCGTGATGGTATCGCAGAGGTGAACACGTTCAAGGATTTTATAGTCGTTGAAGCTGACCTCAAAATATGCGTCCTCGAAATAGACGGTATCGCCCTCGACACGTCCAGCGACATCTACGAGGGTGTCACCCTCCACCCTACCGGGAATCACAAGGTCAAACTGCGGAGAGCCAAGTGAAGCACCTTCCGTCTGCCACAAAGGAACAAAGGACACGTCAATGTTGACCTTCGGGATGCCGATATCATTTGCGGCGATAAACTCATTCGTCCTCGCCCGAAGCTGGGCCACCGTGGGCTGTTCCTCAAACTCATTTGAGAAGTCAACAATCTTCGTTCTCTTATACGGGAAATTCGCCGCCGTGGATGCCCAGATAGCAACTTCCGGGAGCATAACCACCGTTCCGTTCTCAGATGCCCAATAGGGACAAACTCCCGTGTAGACCTCCTCGATGTTCTCATCATTGACAAGCTCAGTCAGGTTCTTGGCGTAGCGGATGACAACGCCGCTGTCCGTCCCCCGGTTTACATAGAGCTTTACAAGATACTTGTCAAATTCATACTCGCCTTTCCCGTAGACATCCAGAATGGAGCCTTGCGTACCGCCCAGAAGTTCCCGGAAGGTCCTAGGTTCTCTCAGGGTGAAGTTTGCCGTGACGGACTTGTTTGTCCAGACGGTAAACGGGCAAGTCTGCCCCGCATTGGTGACAAGCCCATTCAGAGCCGCCGCACAGGCTGTAGCCGAAAACGGCTTGACCGGGATATGGGCCAGCTCATAGCTGATATGCTCGGCGTAGATCGTGCAGATGCCATTCAGCGGCTTCTCGATGCGGTAGATGCGGAAAGGCTGTCCAGACTTTCCATCGGCGGGAGTGGCAAAGATGATGCGGCTATGGGTAAGCTCATCGAAATACTGGCCCGTAATCGGGTACTGCATTTCCAGCTCATAGATGCCGTTCCGCTCCTCCGTGACGATGCAGGAGATAGCATCCGACAGCCGGCCGATTCCATTGGTGGTGAATGATGTTTCCGTGGATTCAAAAAGAATTGGAATCATATCGTCCACCACCTCGGCTGAATCTGCACCCTCGTGACGTTGCCGCCAAGCGTTATGCCAGTGTCCCCGGCGGGGAGCGTGGGAAAGTCTGAGCCAGTCACCGAGACCTTGTTGTTTGCGTTGTTCGCCTCATAACGTGCGTTCATGGCCTCACAGTCAATGTCGATGTAAGGCCAAGAGTGGGACGCAATCGTGATGGTCTGGGAGCCGACGCCGACCGTCCCAGATCCATACACCCGGATATTCGGACGGGCCGTGTAAAGTGTTGGATTCGTAATCGTCCCTGCTCCGGTGTAGTTCTGCCGGGCGAGGCCGCTGTTGAGATACCATTGAGGCTTGCAGTTGAATGCGATCCGGGCCTGTCCGACCCGCGTCAGGGTAAACTCGACGTCAAACGGGCCGTCAAAATGAGCCATGCGGAAATAGCCGGGATAGAAGTCATCCACAAGCAGCGCATACCCGGCAGGCTCAAAGAGCCAGCTTGCGACATTCAGAAACGCCGCCGGTGCAGAATCGTCCGCGTCCCCGGCGAAGATGTCATATTCCTGCTCGTAGTTCTCCCAGGCGTTTTCCGGGATGAGCAGGTCGCCATTTCTGCCGGGGATGGACACGACCTCCACCTTCCGGGCGGGATGCGTCTGCATCGGTACGGTCTCAAAGATGACGCCATAGTCATTAGAGCTTTTCCCATTCCATGTGATCATGCAAACGCCGCCCTCCTTCGATTGATGTTCGCCGCAAGTTTCCGCTCGATGATCTCAGCCAGGGCGTTGATATCCTGACCGGGAGCGCCATAGACGTTGATGACAATGTTCTGACCGCCGCCGACCAGCTCCTTCAGTTTCTTCTCACCGATCAGCAGCTCAGGCTGTGCAGCATCGCCGACGCCGATGATCTGAGGCGTGGAGAACAGCGCGCCCTCTTCCGCGGCGCGCTTGTACCAGCTCACGGACAAATGCGGGACGCTGGGAGGATTCAAAGAGAACGACCCGGAAACGCTGAAATGCGGCATTGCCAGATGGGGCAGGCTCCAGGAGAAGTTAAACAGTCCCTTGATGCCGCTGATCACGTTGGACACGACAGCCTTCGCCGATTCAAGTTTTTCGGAAAAAGCGGACTTAATATTGCCAAGGACATTGGTAACGGTCGAATAGGCCGCCTGCAATTTCCCGCCTGTGGCGGTGTTGATAGCAGAAAAGGCGCTCGTCCAAATGGATTGATACCCCTGGACAGCCGTGGTGATGATGCCGCGAATCCCGCCGCCATTCTGCTGTACCGTGCTTTTGATATTCGCCCAGGCATTGGCGGTGTTGGATTTAACAGCATTCCAGGCAGTGGACACGCCCGTCTTGATGTTGTTCCACGTCTCTGTTGTGGATGTCTTGACGGCGGTCCAGGCGTTTGTTATACCCGTTTTGACGGTCTCCGCGGCGCTGGACACGGCAGATGTAACACTGCTCCAAACGCCGCTAAACCACTCGGAGATTGCACCCCAGTTTTTTACAATGAGGATGACCGCCGCCACTGCCGCCGCCACCGCCGCGATGATGGGGAGCGCCGGAGCAATAGCAACCAGCGCGGAGCCGATAGCGGGGATGACTGTCCCGGTGATGACGGTGCCGACAGTCGTGAAGGCCGTGCCGACAGTCCCGAGGATTCCAGCCAGCCCGCCGCCTGCGCTCAATGCAGTGCTGATCGTTGTGATAGTCCCGTGGAGAGTGCTAATGCCAGTGCCAACGCTACCGATAAAGGACAGAAGCGGCCCGGCGACAGCCAAAATTCCCGCGATTGCAATAATGGTTTTCTGCTGCCCCTCAGACAGGTTGCCAAACCACTCCGTTGCGCTCTGGATCGCCGGTACAACGCTGCCAAGGATCGAGGAAACAAGCGGTGCGGCAGCTGTAACCAGATCCGCACCCGCGATCTTCACGTTGTTCATGGCGATCTGGAATTGAGCCATCGGGTCGAGGGTGGATTCAAATGTGCTGGAAACAGAACCCTCGAAGCCCTCCAACGACCCTGTGAAGTTTTGCAGATCCAGAGTCCCGTTAGAGACAGCGTTATAGATCGCGCCGCCTGCGCGAGAGCCGAATAGCTCATAAGCCGCCGCGAGCTTGTCCGATTCGCTCCCGTTCCCCTCCATCGTGG